CTATTTACCTGCGCCTTGGTGATTTGGTTAATAAAGTATATGGTGTTGATGGTGTTGTTAAAATGCCTGCACAAAAAGTTATTGAGTTCATGGACAAAGTTTGTGAAGATAAGATACAACCACACATCGACAAATCATACCAAGAATTGGCTGACTATGTACATGCATATGCACAGAAGATGCAAATGAAACGTGAAGGTCTTTGTGATAAGGGTGTTTGGACTGCCAAGAAACGTTATATCCTAAATGTGTATAACAACGAAGGTGTTCAATATGCAGAACCTCACATGAAAGTAATGGGTTTGGAAATGATTAAATCATCCACACCATCTGCTATCCGTGAGAAGATGAAGGCTGCAATTAAATTGATGATGACTGGTACAGAACAACAAGTACAGGATTTTATTGCTGAATTTCGGAAAGAATTCAAAACATTACCACCAGAAGAAATATCTTTTCCTCGTGGCCTAAATGGGCTAAATACTTATTCCGATCCAGTAATGTTATTCAAAAAAGGCACACCAATACATGTACGTGGTGCCATTGTGTATAATCACCATCTTAAGCAAATGAATCTCACTAAGAAGTATCCTCTTATACAAGAGGGTGAGAAGCTGAAGTTTACCTATCTGAAAATGCCAAATCATTTTAAGAATGATGTGGTTTCTTTCCCTGGTAGAATACCAAAAGAATTCGAGCTTGACAACTACATTGATTATGATGTACAATTCGACAAAGCATTTCTGGAACCAATCAGTGTCATTTTAAGATGCATGAAATGGTCGGCAGAAAAAACTAATTCTTTAGAGGACTTCTTTTCATGATTTTTTTGACCTTTCTAACAGCCATTGCCTTATCAGGTGTGGCTGGTTATTATTCAGTCATTGGCCTAGCATCAATATTTCCTGGTTCATTTTGGCCAGTTATTTTTATGGGTTCGGTACTTGAAGTGTCAAAGCTTGTAACTGTATCGTGGTTATATAATAACTGGAAAGAATGTCCTTTTTTAATTAAATCATATTTGTGTGCAGCAGTAACTATTCTGATGTTGATTACTTCAATGGGTATCTTTGGTTTCTTATCAAAGGCACACCTTGAACATTCATCTGATAATGCACCACTTGTAAATAAGATTTCTATTTTGGATGAGAGGATTAAAATTGAAAAAGAAAAGGTGGATGCAAACCGCAAGATACTCAAACAATATGATGAGATTGTGGATCAAACGATGGGTCGCACAACAGACGAAAAGGGTACCGATAAAGCGCAAGTTATACGCCGTTCCCAACAGAAAGAGCGTAGTAGAATATTACAAGAGATTAACCAATCGCAGGCCGCCCTTGCCGGGTACTCCGAGGAACGTGCGCCTCTATCTAATGAGCTTAAGAAAACAGAAGCGGATTTCGGGCCAATCAAATATATTGCCGCCTTACTCTACAATCAAACGGTTGATGTTGACCTCATTGACAAGGCGGTAAGAGTTGTAATTCTATTGATTATTGTGGTGTTTGATCCGTTGGCCATTCTGTTATTGATTGCTGCCAATATGTCAATGTCAATGAGAAAGCCTGAACCACCAAAACCTGTCGTGAGACCGATTGAAACAAAACCAACAACAGAAGAATTGGATATTCCAGTTTTTGTACCAAAAGAAGAATCGATAAAAGTTAAAAAGAATAATCTTGCAAATATAGTTATTGATGATGCAACTGGTGAAACCATACCACCAATTACACATGAAATGGTACAGGTGCATTTATCTCCTGGTATGCATGAAGAACATCAAGTGCCTGTGAAAACACTTGAACCTAAGTATGATTATGAAGAACCTTATTCGTTTAAAGAAAAAGAAGTTCGTGATGCTGGTAAATTTTAAAGGATGAAAAGATGAGTATATTAGATAAAATCAAAAAGAATAGTAGTATTAAAGAATCTGCTATTCTAGCAAAATCAAAATTCTTTACAAACAAAGATATGATTCCAACAGCAGTGCCAATTATTAATGTGGCACTTTCAGGTAAGTTAGACGGAGGTCTAACACCAGGTCTTACTATGTGGGCAGGACCATCCAAACACTTTAAGACAGCATTTTCATTATTGATGGCAAAATCTTATATGGACAAATATGAAGACGCAGCCCTTTTATTTTATGATTCTGAGTTTGGTACTCCTCAATCATACTTTGATTCTTTCGGTATCGATACTAAGCGGGTATTGCACACTCCCCTTACAGATATCGAACAGCTCAAATTCGACATTATGCAGCAACTTACGCAACTTGATAGAGGCGATAAATTAATTATCGTCATTGATTCAATTGGTAACTTGGCATCCAAGAAAGAAGTTGATGATGCACTTGAAGGTAAATCGGTGGCTGATATGTCCCGTGCCAAACAAGTTAAAAGTTTGTTTCGTATGGTAACACCACACCTGAACATCAAAGATATTCCAATGATTGTGGTCAATCACACATACAAAGAGATTGGTATGTTCCCAAAAGACATTGTTGGTGGTGGTACAGGTTCTTACTACTCTGCTGATAATATCTTTATCATTGGCCGCCAGCAAGAAAAAGAAGGCACGGAAGTCATTGGTTACAATTTTATTATTAATGTGGAAAAGAGTAGATATGTTAAAGAAAAATCTAAGATACCTGTCAGCGTATCTTTTGATGGTGGTATTAGCAAGTGGTCTGGCCTACTTGACTTGGCACTTGAATCCAAACATGTGGTTAAACCATCAAACGGATGGTACAGTAAAGTAGATGTAGATGGTGTAATTGAAGATAAAAAATACCGAATCAAAGATACTGACACCAAAGAATTTTGGATGCCTATTTTGAATCAAAAATCATTCCGTGATTTTATTGAGGACAAATATCGTGTGGCATCTGGTAATATCATGCAAGGTGATATTGATGAAACATTTGATGTTGAAACTATGAATGGAACATAAGCATGATTGATTGTATGATTTTAGGTGATAGTATTGCTGTAGGTGTTCATCAATTTAAACCAGAATGTGTGTCTTATGCAAAAGGTGGATGGAACTCTTGGCAATGGAACAAAACTTATTTGAACCGAGATTTAACAGCATCAAATGTAATTATTAGTTTGGGAAGTAATGACCACAAAAATATCCGCACATTGTGGGAATTACAAAAACTTAGAGAAAAAATAAAAGCGGATAGGGTGTATTGGATATTACCGGCTATTAAACCTGATATTCAAGAAATGGTTAAACTTGTGGCAAAAGATTACAATGATACTGTATTACCAATAACCAGATTACAAGCAGACGGTATTCATCCTAGTTGGGAAGGATATAAAAAATTAGCAAAGGACACCAAATGATTGAAGGAATTGATTACTGCTACATCTATCCCAAGAATGATAAAACCTCCGTGCATATTAAATTCTTGGAAGGTCCTTATAAAGATACCATATTCAAATATGGTAAGGTAAAGTTTAAGGAAGAAAATGAGCAGGTCTATTTACTTTTTGCTTATGATGTGTTAGAATCACCAATCAAGAAGCCAGCTAAACTGGAAAAAGACGACACATTTAAGAATTATATCGGTGACTTATTGGTAGAAATAATGACATCTAACATTGAACAGGAAGTAATTGATGAAGCTGGAACAGACGATACTAAAGAACCTAATCTATAATGATGATTATCTACGGAAAGTATTACCATTCTTAAAGACAGATTATTTTACAGATAGAACTGACAGGACACTTTTTGATGAAATTACATCATTCACAGAATCTTACAATTCTCCGCCAACGATTGAAGCACTTGTATTGGCCGTCAAAGAAAGGCGAAATCTCACAGATGATGAAGTGGAGAAGTGCGAAACTTATCTACAAGAGATTGAGAAAACTAAAGGTGAAGAATCCAAGGTTCAATGGCTTGTTGACAAAACCGAACAATTCTGCCAAGAAAAGGCCATATACAACGCTGTATTGGGGTCTATTTCTATACTCGACGGAAAAGACAAGACCAATGACAAAGGTTCGATTCCCAAAATATTATCGGACGCCTTAGCGGTAACGTTTGATACATCCGTTGGTCATGATTACCTTGAAAACTCCGATGAACGATATGAATTCTATCATAGAAAAGAAGAAAGAATTCCTTTCGACCTTGATATCTTTAATCTGATAACCAAAGGTGGTTTACCTAAGAAAACACTGAACATTGCTTTGGCAGGAACTGGTGTTGGTAAATCTTTGTTCATGTGTCACGTTGCTGCTGGTGCCATGGTAATAGGCAAGAAT